CTATGGCCATTCATGCATCGATGCGACCACTCGCCCGATGATCTCAAAACTGGCCTCATCCAACGGAAGGTCGAGCTCGCGCGGTGGGTAAACCTTATTGGCGCTAATCAATGAGATGCTATCCTTGCCCGTCCTCTGGACGTGCTTGACCACCAGCTCATCCCATATTCGCACCACGTATGTGCTGCCATCGGATGGCATGGCTTGGGCTCGATCCACCAAAATCAGATCACCATCGATCAGCTTGGGTTCCATACTGTCACCCTTGACCCGCACGATGTGGAGCATCTTGGGGTCGAGGCCCTTGCCTTTGATCCAGCTCTCTTGAAACGCATAGTGCGTGATCTCCAGGGGATCAGAGACGAAAGAGCCGCCATTACCGGCGCTTGCGGAAACGGTGTATTTCGGAACCGTCACAAATGATGGGGCGCTCGCCGTGCCGGTTTCGGAACCAATCTCACCCTCAAAGAGCTCATTGAGGTCCACCCCGTAAACAGTCCTCAGCGCTCCCAAGACTTCGTGATCGGCGCGCTGCTTTCCCGTTTCGATATGGCGAATTTTGTCAGCCGAAACTCCCAACGGCTCGGCAAATGCTTCGCGTGATAGACCCATGTTGCGCCTAATCTGGGAAATATTATCGTTAAATTCAGGCATTTACAGATTTATTGCCCATATTGGTCAATATCCCCTTGCTTGGAGTGTAACTATTGGTCATATTCTGGCTCATGCCCCCACGGCACATCGAGACATGAGGCAACATATGACACTTTCTGACAACATCTTCCAGCCTGGAGTGATCCTGCATGAGGTTATCGCAGGCGCTTTCAAGGCGAGTGGGTCCAGTTTTGACGCCTGGTGCGTCGAGAACAACGTGAACCGCACTACCGCGCGCCAGGCTACTTATGGCCAATCTGGCGGTGATCGCGGCAAAGAGCTCCTCTCGCGCATGATCAATGACGCAGGCCGCGAGGTGGTCTCGATCAGCTACCGCGCCCGCATCGAGGCTGAGGCCAAACGCTGCAATGAGGCGGCGGCATGAGCTTGATCACAAACATCAAGCGCGCCGAGTGCGCCCAACGTGCCGCCGTTATTGAGGTTGAGCGCTTTGGCGCGCTCGCGGTCGTCACCAGGGATGGTGTCGAGGTCTGGGGGCCTGGGCCAATCGCCCAGGCCGAGAACAAGCGCGACACGCTGGAGCGCCAGGCGCGCCGAAAGCGCCGAAAGTGCATGACGTGCAATGACCAATTCATGAGCGAGGGAGCGCAACACAGAATGTGCGCCAAGTGCCGCTCAGGGGCGAGCGCCATCTTTGATGGTGCGGTGTAGAGGCGATGGGGCAGGCTTTGCGAAAATCAGACCTTCAAGGGTCCAGCGCTGAGGGTTCCGCAATCCTGACGCTAGACCGCATTGCGGAACCTATTGCGGAACCATTGCGGAACCTCGAAAAGTGGCTCACCGCCGATGCTCTGGCCGATCTGGCTGGTGTGTCAGATCGGATGGCTCGCAAGGCTATGATGTCGCGCCGCTGGCGCGGTGCTGATCTCCTGGTCCAAGAGGTCCAAATCGGGCGCGGCGGTGCTGGCGGCAAGGCCCTCCAGGTGCATGTTGATAGCCTCCCCTCCGATCTGCGCGAGAGCTGGTATATCGGCCACGGCATCACGCTCCATGAAAAGCCTGACACCGAGACCGGTAAAACGGTCTTGGTGCCAGAGCAAACCTATCAGAATGATGCGCGCTTTGAGGCCGATCTGGCCTTGGCGCGGTGGCGGCAAGAGGTGATCCGGCCCATCTTGATCCTTGAGAAAGGCTCGCCCGCGCGCGCTGAGCTGATCGAGGAGCTGGCCCAGACCCCCCGCCTATTCCCAAACGGCAAGCGCAAGACGCTCACCAAACGCTCACTATATAACTGGGTGCGCGATTTCGAGGCCGAGGGCTTGAATGGCCTGATCCGCAAGCGCCGCGCCGATACAGGTGCGAAGCGCCAAAAGGTCACCCGTGCCTGGGATGCGTTCTTTGAGGCGCATATCGATGCGGCCAAGCATGCCGAGATCAGCGATGAACTGACCACCTATATCCGATCTCTTTGGGCGGCGGGTGAGCGCGGCTGGCGCTCGGTCACTGAAAAATCCACCACCCGCCTGATCGAGATGAGCCGAGGCCTAAATGTGCTGGCCTTTGATGCGCTTGAGCTGGGCCGATGTGGCGACACCAACGCCAAGGGCACCCAGTTTGGCCTTTGCAACGTGAACCGCCGCCAGGTGGAGCATCACCGCGAATATGCGCTCCTGGCGATCAAGGACAAAGACAACGCCACGTTCCAGGACAACTATATGCCCTCGATCCGGCGTGACTATTCCAGTCTCTTACCGCGCCAGATTGTCGTGGGTGACGTTCACCCCGTGGACATCATGATGCGCCGAGAGGATGGCACGGTGGTCTATCCCAAGGCGATTGCCTGGTATGATGTGGCCACCAATGAAATTCATATGACGTTTGTGCTTTGCGAGCCTGGTGAGGGCATCCGGCGCGAGCATGTGGCCCAGAGCTTTGAGGCGATGGTCGATGAGTGGGGCCTCCCAGAGATGCTCTATCTCGACAACGGGTCAGAGTATTCCTGGGATGCCATGATCGGCGGTTTCACCCAGCTCTCAAAGCTCACCCAGGGCGGTCTCAAAGTCTTTGATCTTGATGGTGATCCCAATGTCGCCAAGCGCGTTGCCAATGGCCGTGAGGCGGTTGTGCGCTCGATGCCTTACAACGCGAAAGGCAAGCCAGGCATCGAGGGTGCCTTTGGCAACATCGAGCAAGTCTTTTTCGCCACAATCCCTGGCTGGACCGCTGGCGACCGCATGAACAAAAAGACCCACGCCAAGGGCAAGGACCCAGTGGCATTTGATGGGGATGCGCATGCATTCCTTGAGACCGCTGGCACCGCTCTGGAGTGGTATCACAAGCGCCCTCAGCATGGGCGGCTTGCGGGCATGAGCCCCAATGAGGCCTTGCGCAATTTCATTGATCGGGGATGGGGTAAGACCACGCTCTCGCGCCCTGAGGTCCTTGCCCTGGCCTTTGCTGAGGAGGTCGAGCGCATGCCGGATCGCGGGCGTGTCAGCTACACCCCACGGCGCGGCGAGACCATGTATTTCTATGCGGATGAGCTCCTCGGCCTCGATCACAAGATCACGCTCAGGGTGCCCGCGTTCAATCCCGAATTTGTGTTCTGTTTCGCCGGTGGTGAGCTGATTTGCCAAGCCTTCCCTGAGCAAACCTTTGGCGTCCTAGATGGCGCTGGCGCTCAGGAGGTCAACCGGCGCGGCAAGGCATTCCGCCGCCAGATCGCCGAAAAGCGCAAGCATGTGGCCCTCCTCAGCCTCACCGAGGAAACCGAGCGCCACATCGCCCATATGCCCGATGCTCCAGAGGCTCCCATCGCCGCGATTGTGGACGCTGGGATCATCGACCGCATGGCCCGCATGCAAGGGGAGAGCCGCAAGGCGCTCTTGGATGAGGCCGAAAACAAGAAACCCAAAGGCCCAGTCGAGCAATGGAAAACAGGCCCCAATGAGGTCCTGGCTGGGTTCCAATTTGCAGAGGATGAGGAATGAGCGATTTCATTAAGACCGCCCAGGCCGAGCAAGCGTTTGAGATGTGTCGAACCGTGCTCAAGGCTCGGCCATATAGCAAGATCGGCCAGATCACCGGCGATCCAGGAACCGGAAAATCCACCCTAACCAACTGGCTCGCGGATGAGTTTGAAGGGGTGCGGGTCGAGTGCTGGATGGACATGGGTGACAAGGCGCTCCTGGAGGAGATCGCAATGGGCTTGAACGCCCGTGGCGCAAGCCTCGATGTGAGCGGCACCGCACCCACCTTATTCCGCAAGATCAAGGGCGAGTGCGCTGGCAAGCTGATCATCATCGATGAGGCCAATCAGCTCAAATGGGCCACCCTCGAAAAGCTGCGCGGCCTGTCTGACATCGGCGGCGCAGGTCTGATCCTGGCGGGCACTGACATTCTGGCCAAGCGCCTGATCGAGGCGCGGGTGCGGGTGTATCTTGCCCAGCTTCGCCAGCGGATCGGGGCCAAAAAGGTACTGATGAAGCCCATCACCGATGATGCCGAGCTCGCCGCCTATGTGATTGCGCCACGTTTTGGCCAGGTCACCAAAGGCACCGCCAAGCGGTTCCGCATCCTGACCCAGGGCCAGTGGCGCTCAGCGCTGGAGCTTGCCGATGCATGCGAGCGCCTGATGTCCAATGAGGGCATCACCAAGATCGATGAGCGCGTGGTCGAGACCGCCGCCGCTTGGATGGCAGGCCGGTCATGATTAACAGTGTAATCGCCAAACGCGCCAAGGCGCTAATCGAGAACCGCAAGCCTGACTTTGTAATCGGGCCGAGCGCTGATGAGCCTTACATGCTGCGGTGGTGGTGGATACCCCGCAATCGGCTCCTCAACATCTATGTGCATGTGATCATGCGCGATGATGATGATCGCGCCTTGCATGATCATCCTTGGCCGTCGCTTTCGCTGATGGTCGAGGGCCAGATCGATGAGGCCTATCGCGCCCGCAATGGGGATCACATCGTGCGCCGCTTGTCTGAGGGTGAGTGGGTCTGGCGCGGGGCTAAGTTCCTGCACCGCCTCATGCTCCCAGGCGCACCAGCGATTACCGTATTCATCACCGGCCCGCGCATCCGAGAGTGGGGCTTTGCATGCCCCCAAGGCTGGGTCCACTGGCGCGATTTTGTTGCCAAGGACAACGCCGGATCGATTGGCCGAGGATGTGGGGAGGTCTGACCTCCCAACCCCAAAACCAAACCGCAACCCACGTCTAGCCAAAGGAAATACAATGCAAAACGATGAAATCCCAAAGGGTTATATGAAGAACGCCGAGGGCGCTCTGATGCCCATCAACAAGGTGAAGCCCGCCCATATCCAAGAGGATAAGACGGTGCGCCGCCTGATCGATCAGGCCAAGGCCTTGAGCGCCCAGCTTGCCAAGTTCAAGGCCGATGCGATGGGCGATGCCCAGGCATTCCGCGCCATGATCGCCGAGCAATACGGTGCCACCAAGGGCGGTGCCAAGGGCAACATGACCCTGCGCTCCTATGATGGTGAGATGATGGTCCAGGTCCAAGTCTCTGAGACCATCGATTTCGGCGTCGAGCTGCAAGCGGCCAAAGAGCTGATCGATGAGTGCATCGGCAAATGGTCCAAGGGCTCCAATAACAACATCAAGGTGCTGGTGAATGACGCTTTCCGCGTCAACAAAGAGCGCAACATCGACACGGGCCGAGTGCTCGGCCTTCGCCGCCTGGAGATCGATGATCCGATCTGGACCAAGGCGATGGATGCGATCTCTGATGCCGTTCGGGTGACCGGATCGCGCAGCTACATCCGCTTCTATGAAACCGATCTTGAGGGGGGCCGCAAGGCGATCCCTCTGGACCTGGCATCGGTCTAACCGAGCCACAACCCAACGGCCAAAACGGCCACAATACAAGGTAAGAAACCATGACAAAAGCAGACCTTTTGAAAGCCATCTCAGCCGATGCCGGTGAGAGCGCCGCAACCGTTGATGCGGTCCTGACTTCCCTGGCCAACGTCACATCCAAGGCGCTCGGCGAGGGTGAGGATGTGACCATCCCTGGCTTGCTCAAGCTCGACACCAAAGAGCGCGCCGCCCGCAAAGGCCGCAACCCCAAGACTGGTGAGGAGATCGACATCGCCGCCAAGACCGTTGTTTCGGTAAAGGTCCTCAAGGGCCTGGCTGATCACGTCGCCTAACCAGTCGCCACCGCGCTGATCCTCGCTCAGCGCGGTGGCACCATCCAGGAGCCTCAGAATGTTCTTTCTGTCCGACCGTGAAGGTCAAAAACTCAAAACGTATTCCGGCACATCGCGCGCGGGCAAACACATCCTCAAGATCGAGGTCGAGTATAGTCGTGCCCTCGATATGGCGATGGATGTGGAGAGCCTCGACGCCATCGCTACCGCCCAGAAAGAGGCCGCAAAGGCCAGCCGCGCGAGACCAAAGTCAACGGCGAAACCAAAGCAGATCGAGAAAGCGCCGAGGCTTGCGTTGCCCGCTCCTGGAGAAAGCCCATGACCCCGCAACACGTCACCATCACTGAGATCGCCAAGGTCTCAGGCCTCACGCGCAAGCATGTGCGCCGCATGGCCTATCGCGCCAGCCAGGGCCGCTCCTGGTACGGTGCTGACATGCGCTTGACCACTCCCGCAAAAGGTGAATGGTCAGTCGAATTTGCCACTCTGCCGGACCACATCCGCGAGGCTTTCGTAATGATGGACCAAGAGGAGCTCCCGCTCCCAGGGATCGCTTGAGCACAAATTAAACTGGAATGGCGCTGAGTTCGCCATCGATGAGGACTTGATATGAGCAACCCAAAGACATCCCCACAGCGCCGCAATAGCGATCTGGCCATGATCCACATCGGAGTCAAGCGGCTCTTTGGTGATGTCTCAAAAGGGGGCGATGGTCGCGAGGCCTATGAGGATTGGCTGGAGCGCCACACCGGCAAACGCTCGGCGGGTAAGCTGAGCACCGGCCAGCGCATCGATCTGATCAAGATGATGCGCAAGGATGGCCTGATCCCTGATCGATCCATTGGCGGCAAAGGCCCCACGGCCAGTGGCGAGGAGCGCCCCACATCATCCCAATGGGCCAAGATCGCCGCGCTTGGCCGTGCAATGGGCTGGGCGCAAGGCCTGGAGGATGAGCGCTTGCGGTCCTTTGTGCAACGCACGGCCAAGGTGAGCTCCACAAAGTTCCTGAGCCGCACCCAGGCGAGCAAGGTTATCATGGGCCTGGAGGTCTGGGTGGACGAGCGCCAGGACACCAATGAGGGGGGCGGCAATGCAGTGTCCTAAATGCGGTGGCCGCGCCTACGTCTATGCGACCAAGCCAGCCGGAACCCTCAAGCAACGCTATCGCCAATGCCGCATATGCGGCCATCGCTTCTCCACCTGGGAGGAGATCGAGGATCGCGAATTGCGCGGATATGAGAGCTCGAAAAAGGCACCTGCGCCCGATCTCTTTGAAACCGCTAACACCTCGAAAGCCAGTTAAAATGGGGGCGAGAGGCAAGGGCCGTGTAGCGGCACCCGCTGCACAACCCTTGGCGGGGATCGGCCACAATGGTGCCCCCGATGATGTGGCGCTCACTCTCGATGATCTGGCCATGCGCCTCTTTGAGGTGATCGGTCCTCGCGCCGATCTGGAGATCGAGCCGTTTGAATGCGGCGCGCCCTGGACAGCCTATGCGACCGAGGAGGAGCTCATGCGCCTCGGAACGCTCCAGGCTCGCATCGTCCGCCGTGAGCAAGCGATCAAAGAGCTCAAGGCTGAGCGCAAGCGGATCATGAACAGAAACATCCGGCGCATGCGCCGAGCTGATGGCAAAGAGTAGGAAACTCCATGAAACACCTCCCCAAAGCGGTCAAAATTGCTGAGGCGCTCAAGCCTCTTGGCACCGGCCAACTGCCCCAAGAGATCATTAGCCTCACCGATGATGGCAACCTGATCGGCATAGTGGTTGAGGTCGAGGGCATCGATTTCATCCTGACCATGCAGGAGGTGCCAAATCAGCGAAAGCGGCCCACCGTGCATTAGCCCGCCCCATCTCAGCCCGATCTGGCCGATCTGGAATTGGGCTGGCCTTCCAGAGACTTCCACAGACTTCCAAACGAAAGGACCAATCATGACCAAACCCATCGCGCTGAGCGCTGCCCAGCGACAATCTGAAATCTGGCAACACGTCAAATCGGGCGGGCTTTACCGCTTAGAAACCGACACGGCCCTCATCGAGGATGGTGTAGTCCAGGCGGCGATTTATCGCTCTCTCTGGGATGGTCAGGTCTGGGTGCGTCCCGTGGCCGAGTTCTTTGATGGCCGTTTTATCAACCTATCCGTTGATGAGGTAACCGATTGCCGCCCTCTTGCGGATCGAGGTGACGCATGAGCCTGGCTGAGGATGCAATCAAAAGCGCCGCCACGCGCCGCCTGGCGCGCTCAGTGGTGATCAAGGATGCTGAGGCCTATCAGCGCCTCTATGGTGAGCTCCAGACGGGCATGACCAATGCCTGGTCTGAGGCCATGCGCGAGGGCATAGCCGCCGCCCTGGACCGCCTGAGAGACCTTGGGCCAGGCAAGTTCACCCGCGAGGACGGTGACGCCATCATGCGCGTCCTGGAGGCCTCGGTGGGGCCTGAGGCGATTGCCGCCGCCATGCGCGAGCCGGTGATCAACTTGACCGATGCGCTATTTCGCACGGGCGCTGAGGAGGTTGGCCAGGCGGCGGGTGTTGCCATCGCCTTTGCCCGCCCCGATCTCGATGCCCTCGATGTGCTCAAGACCGGCAATCTGTATTGGGTGGGCAATAGCTGGAATATCCGCACCCAGAACACCATCGCCAAAATCCTTGAGGACTATTTCACCGAGGGCATGACCCGCGAGGGGTTGACCCAGCGTTTCGCCGAGGACTTTGCGGGCATGACGGATAGGAGCCGCCATTATTGGGAGATGCTGGCCGATCACACCGCAACCAAGACGCGCGAGATCGGGCGGGTGTCTGGCTATGAGCGGGCGGGCATCGAGCGCGTCCAGGTGCGCGCGCAGATGGATGAGAACACCAGCGAGATATGCCGCCAGATGCATGGCCGGATCATCGAGGTGACCAAGATGCGCGCCCAGACAACCGAGTATCTGGACGCCATGAGTAAGCGCGATGAGCCCCGCGCCAAGGCCGCTTGGGCTATGAATGGCGGTGATGATGTGGACCTCGGCGAGATCGCGGATGAGGACCTCCCCAGCGACATAGCCAGTCCGCCCTATCACTTCCGGTGCCGAACCATCACGGTTGCCTATTTCGGATAGGCAAATAAAGTGCCAAAAATCGAGCGATTGGTTTTGTCAGTTCAATTTTAGGGAGAATAAATATGAGAAGAATTGCTATTATACTAGTATTTGCTGGAACGCTCACAGGGTGCAAAATGTGGGCTGATGCTGATTTGTTCACATCTGATCTGCTGAGTGTACAGGAGACTGGGGAGCCGCTGACCACACCACTTGAGCTGGCGTTTGAAATCGGCAGCAAGGGTGAGTGTGAGAAGGTTAACGCAGGCCTTTTGCCTGCCCTTTCAGAGGCGTACGGCGGTGCGGAAAGCCTTGGCTGTGAGCAACGCGGCTTTGATAGTGTCGCCCTATTTCGGGTGCCGGTGGAGATTGTGCATGAGGTTAAAAATCAGAAGGCAGATAGTGCACAGCCAATCTTTATTGGTGTCTATTCCGATGTGGAAAATGTAGTGACAATAGCATTTTTTCAAAGCGCTGAGGGTGTTGCCAGCTTTCGCGGTGCTATTCCAGAGGAGTTGACGCGCTTTGGCGGGAAAGATGTGGAGCCCTTGTTGAGCGCGACAATTCAGAACGACCTCAAAGGTGCCGCCAAGCTTCATCTGTCGGACGTCTACGCTGATGGTAGGGCTATTCCTGTGCAAACAACAAAGGCATATGACTTGGCACGCCGCAGTGAGGTTAAAATCGTGCTGTCGGATGTGTCTAATGTCGCGCTGGCGCAAGGATATAGCCACGCAATTATCGGGCATATCTTATTATCGCAGTAAGGCTACCGCTCACGCATTTTCTCAAGGCCCCGCCAGCCCAGCGGGGCCTTTTCATTTATCCGCTTTATCATCCAGCTTGCGCTCGATCCGTTCCAGTGAGCGGGTGATCCTGCTCATGCTTTCCTCGTGATGCTCTTTCTGGATTTCCTGTTTGGTCTCCAGGATCGCCACGCGCCCCTTGAGGTGGAACCATTGGGCGACCAGGCCAATCGCCATGCCACCCCATGTGAGGATGTCCTTGAGGTTCACTTCCATCACGACACCCTCGCAATCAGCTTGCGCGCATGCCAGCGCAATGCACCAAGGCGCACGGCCCCAAACATAGCGGCGCGCCAGAGCTCAGGCATGCCCAAGACGCCAAGCGCCTCATAGAATACCTGATCACACCGCCGCCGCGTATAGAGGCCGCTTTCCAGCATCCAGTCATGCAGCGCCGCCGCCTGGATGTAGTCTGGGTGCGCCATCGGCACCAGCATCCGAAACGGCAAAGGCACTGATGCGCCATCGAAATGGAACCCATCGGGCACCTCGATCACCTGATCGGGATGGTCGAGGCTTCCCACGGCATAGCGGAAACCCTCCAGCACCTCCCAGCGGGGGCGCTGAAAGCCAGGCGGGAGAAGCCGTGCCAGACCGATTGCCGTGTTCGGTACGGCCATGATGATAAGACGATCTGTAAAGCTAGACATACCGCCCCTCCCTCATCGGCGCAGGGCGCGCAAGGCACCCACGCCAGAGCCGACATAAAACAGCCATCGGATCATATCTCCCGCCCATTCCTGCATTTGAGGGGTGGGCAGATCGGCTACCGACCAGGAAAAACCAAAGATGCTATCGAGAATGACAGCCGACCACCAAAGCGCCAGCGGAACAATGAAGAGCCCCGCAAACACCCAGAACCACGGAAATGCCAGCTTGGACTTGTTGTAATCGGCCATGATCTTGGCCTCATTCACGGCATGACGGGCCAGCGCTACGGCGGTTTGGGATTTCAGGCGCTCGCGGTCGTTTTCGAGTTCGGCGCGCCGCTCCATGTGATAGAGGGCCTTTTCGATCATCCCGCCAAAGCCGACCTTAATCAGGAGTGCGATAATTCTGGCCATCACGCGACCCCGCGCATGCAAAGCTCGGTCTCCTCGCTGCGCCGGTTGACCAGCCCGCGCACAACGCGCCCGCCAGCCTTGTTCCACCAGCCAAGCGCGGTGCATGCCCCCGCAATGTTACCCTCATTCAAGCGCCGCACTGCGGTGCTCTTTGAGGTGCCTGACACCCCCACGTTGTAGGCGAGGCTGGTGAATGCCACGTCACGCGGGATGGGGAGCCGGTTTGCGAGGGTTTGGGAGGTAAAGGCGGGCCGCAATCGGTCACGATATGAGATGATCTCGCGGGCGAGCATCTCATCGCACTCGGCCTTGGTGTAGCTGTCACCCAGCCGCACCCGCTTGGTCTCGCCATAGCAGACCGTAGGGACGCCCACGATGTCGAGATACGCCTCCAAACGGAGGCCCTCCCAACGCCCAACAAAGGGCACCGCGATCTCCAGAAAGGAGGTATCGCTGGATGCGGTGGCCGCTGGCGCTGATGCCGGTGTCGCGATCTCGGCCGTCACGCTGGGCTCGCTGGTGCCGGTCACCGTATTGGTGAGGCTGGTGCCATGTTGCATGGCCAGCACCACCACCAGGCCAAGGGCCATAACCCCAACAACCCAGGGCGAGCGCATCTTGGTGCGATCAATGCCCTGATCCCAGAGCCGCCCGATGATGCCATAGATCAGGAGCGCCACACCCAGCACCCACCAGATGCGGGGATTGGTGTCGATCTCAAAGCCCCAAAAGATCACCTCAGGCAAGAGGAGGCAAAAGAGGCTGGCGTAAAAGGCCCACATGCTATGCGCAGTTTTGGCCACTGATTTCCAATTCGCGATGAGTTTCATCGGTCATTCCTTTCGAGGTTTGGGGCTTAGCCGGTTTGCAGATCGCTCAGGACAAAGGCCTGGAGCTGGAGGATGTGTTGCGACCACTCGCGCATGTTGGATGGCGCATTGGCGGTGAAGGCGTAGCGTCGCAAACGCCAAGCCAGGAAGTCGATCACCAGCTCGCCCGCATCGCGATCCGCGAGGGCCTCGATGCTCTCAGGATCGACCTGGCCATCCTCAGAGGTGATGCCCACCTTGCTCAAGAGAATTGCGGTGATCTTGGCCCCTTGATGCACGGCGCAATCAAACACGGCCACGGCCAGCTCAGGCGGCATGGCCTCGCATGCGAAAGCATCCCAAAGCTCACCGGCATTGGGTGCGGTGCGCCCGCTGGCATGGCCGCTCATCGAGAATTGCACGGCCTGATCAAAGACGGTGGGGATCGGTTGCGCTTGGTCCTGATCGCCGCTTGTCTGCGGATCGCCAGCGCCTTGCGTTTCACCAACACCGGCTTGCGCCTGGGCATTGATGTCGCCTTGGGCCGTGGTTTGGGTTTGCGCCTCAGCGGTAGCCGTGGTGGCCGGTTGCGTTGTGGTTTCGGCGGGTTTCGCCTTTGCCTCAGCGGCCTTTTTGGCGGCGGCTTTCTTCTGGGCTTGGGTCTGTGTTGCCATGTGAGTTTCTCCTCTGGCTGGGTTGAAGTTGAACGGGATCGCCTACCTTTGGCGCACCGCCAGCCCACGGGCGCGCAATGCATCTGTGAGCTCATCGGCCACATCTTGGCCAAGCTCTGGAGCGAGAAAGTCGAGACCCTCGCGCTCCAGCTCATCCACCGCTCGCGCCAGCCAAGGGTTTCCCTTGCGGGCGGGTTGCTTGACCGATTTTGCGGGGTGTCTCCCGCCCTTCCAGGCGAGTGCTTTCTTGCGTTTTGGTTTGATGGTGAGCGCGGGCCTGCCATCGTGAACCGCGCGCGCATAGGGCGTGTTGGCCGCCAGGATCGCGTCCTCGGTGCCGGATGGCTCGACCACATGCGCCTTGCGCAAATCGCCCTTATCAAAGGGCACATTGTCTTGACGTGTTGCGATCTCGCGTAGCTTTTCTGCCACCTGGAGGCTGATGCGCTGGAGGTTCATGAGAGCACCTCGATGCCCAGCCCGCCGCCGCCACCGCCTGGCTTTGCGCGCCCATCGGCGGCGAGCGCAACGGCCCAGAAAAGGTCACCATGCCCCTCATCATTGCGCTCGGCGTCATACTTGATCGAGGTGCCGCTGGTGATCTTTTGGATCGAGTGCATTTGCGCCAGGACATCGGGATCATTGGGCAACAGGAGGCGGCGCTCCTCGGCCAGCTTGAGCACGTTCAAAGCGAGCTTTGACTTGCGCTGAGCTGAGAACCAAACGCCCTCAAAGCGCTCAGGGCTGGCGGTGTGGAGCTCCTCGGCGAGCTGCATACCGAGGCCCGTCTTGTCGATCTTCCAGCTCTCAATATCGAAACGCCCGTCAACCTCATGAATGGTGGCCTTTTGCGCATCGAATTTCATGCCCTTGTGCATTTCGTGGTGGATCAGAGCAAAGCGATCTTTCCACTTTTTCCCATCGACCTCCTGGCCCACCAGCGCGATGGCCGTGCGGTCATTGATCCGGCCCACATCGACACCACCGCGCAAGCGGCCAAAGCGATGCAGCAAGATGCGCTCCTCGGTAAGCGAGTGCAGGAGCTCCCAGGACAAGAGCGCGGAGCCATTCTCAGCCCACTGGCACTCATAGAACATCGCCCAGCTCTCGCTATCAAAGAGCATGCGCAGCTCATCGAGACCGCCAGGCAATGGCATGCCCTGGCTGATCGCGTCCTCGATGGTGATGGTTTTGCGCGACCAATGGCCGTGCTTGTTTTTGTGATTGGTGGCGATCTCCCAGAACAAAGACCCAGGCAAGAACGGTGTGGAAAACACCGTGACGCGCCCACCCATTGCGGTGATCGATGGGATCACCGCCGCCCAAAGCATCCGCTGATTGCGCACCCAGGCAAACTCATCGAGCCAGACATCGCCAGGCCAACCCTGGGCGGTGCGGAAGTTGGTGGACATGGCCACGATTTCAGTGCCCATCACCTTGAGTTTGTTGGCCTTGTCCTCATCGATCAGGACCTCCAGGCGCGCGGCGTGGTGGCGCACATAGGCAAGGATGATCTGGGCTTGGCGCTCGGATGCTGAGACCACAATCTGAGGGCGTCCAGCCATCGCGCCGAGGAGCACGGCAAGCCCGACAACGTAGGAGAAACCGATCTGACGCGCCTTGAGGATGATGCGGAACCGCCCCTCATCCTGGAGAAACTCGGTTTGATACTCATAGAGCCCATATTCAGGATCGAGGACGCGGGCCAAAGCCTCGGCTGAGACCGCATTGGAAACCGTTGGCCGAGGCTTGGGCTTGGGTTGCGATTTCTTCACCCGATCCAATGACTTGGTGAGCATGGCAAGGCGTTGCGCCTGGGCGTTGCTGGGGTTCTTGATGCGGCTGAGCCGGTGAATTTGAGCCTCGATCCCGTCCGATGTCTCGCGGCGCTTGCGCAAGTCGCTGCCCCAATCGCCTTTAGAGGCCCAGGCGCGCACCGTGCGCTCAGAGCACCCGATCACCGCCGCGATCTCGCTGGTGCTGTCACCAGCCAGGTATCGAGCTAAGGCATCCTCTTTTTGAGCCTCGGTGAATTTGGGTGGGCGTCCTGGGCGCTTGGATGTGGCTGAGAGCCGCTGAGAGGACCCAGAATGCGTCAAGTCTTTCTTTTTTGGGTGAGTGGTGCCGAGAGGTGGACAATGCCCCTCAGTGGCGCTCTCTGTGGCTCTTTTGGAAACAGGTTGCTTTGCCATTGCCGCTCACACCCCTCAGGACCGCGCCAGGAGGGCCACAAGGGCATCCATCGACCCTGAGGGTGCCGAGCGCTCAACTGGCGCTCCTGGGGCCGCTGAGCCGCTCTGAGAGGAATTGGCCAAAGCGGGCATGAGCACACGTGCCTCCTCGGCGGTGATGATCCCGGCGCTGACCAGCCCTGGCAGGTCCTCGGCATCGTCGCTTGGCGGGGTCAGATCAAGCGGGCGGAATGTAACCTCGCCAGGGCCAAGCGTTTCCTCGGCATTGCCTGGCTTGAGGCCCAACTCTTTGAGGAGCGGGCGGAGCTGGTCCAGCATGCGCCGCCGCTTGGGCTTGAGGGTCAGGTGCTCAAAGGTGAAAAGCTGGCCACTGACCTCGCCACCGCCACCGAGCTGGCCAGCGGTTATGATGCCCAGGACGCGCGGCGGGGTGCCGTGCGCCACAGGGATGCGATCCCGCGCGGCATCGATCAGCTTGAGGAAATCACCATCCTTGACCTCAGCCGTGAGGCGCTTGATGTCGATCTCGCCCTCCTCGCCAGTGGTCATGACCAGTGTGCGGTGGGCGTTGTCGAGCCCCTGGTGCTCATTGCGGAAAAAGTCCTGGATCGCCTTTTTCTGAGCGGCGGATGGGGTCAAACCTTTGAACGTGATCGCATACTCTGGGATCGCGTTATTCTTGAAAAACGAGGCGTTGTAGCGGGTCGCGGCCAGCGCCAACTCCAGCATGCCCTCAGCGCCGATCCATGTGGGCAAGGCGTAGCGCCGCCCCATTGGGCATGGCTCGCGCAAGTGGACAATCTCGCGGGCGGTGAATGTCACCTTGCGGGTGTCGCCATTGGGTTTGCCGATGCGCTGGAGGTAACCATCGCGAAAGCGGCTCATTGTGATCGCGGGCAAGCGCCGCAACCCAATGATGCGCTCGCCATCGCTGGACCGGATCACCTGGAGGAAAGCGTTGCCATAGGTGCCGAGGTCGAGATCGAGCAACATGAAAAGCTCAGTCGCGCCGGTATCGCAAAGCTCCTCGATCCGCTCGGCCTCGCCAAGAAGACCACCACCAAACGCGCCCTCAGCTTTCACATGGATCGCACGGCTATGCTCGGCGCTGGCGCGGTAAAGGGCCGAGAGATTGCGCACGGGGATCGGCCAAAGAAACTCACCATCCAAGCCGACCTCGGCCCGTGACGCGAGCAAGCCGTCGATCTCAGATTTATGCACCGAGATGGTGACCGCCTCAGCGGTGGATTGGGCCTCTGTTTCGGAGCCTGCGGGTGGGGTTTCATCTTTGCTCATGAGCAAAGAGATACCGCGCAAAATTGGGTAGCAATATCCCCCTAAGCCTTTGAAAGTTTAGTTATAAACCAGAACCCACCCACCTATCTGGCACGGCATTAACTGATCGGGCAAGAGTGATTTCAGGAATTTTTTGAAACGCTGAGGAGGCAAGCCATTGGCTAAGCTCACAGACCTATCGGTTAGCTTTTTGTCCCTGGTCAAAACACCGGCCACGGGCAAGGGTCTGACCCTGAAAGCCGCCGATGGTGAGCGCCCCGCCGCCTTCGATCTGGTGGTCAAAAATGACGACATGATGCGCGCCTATGGCGTGGTCTATGCGCCTGACCAAGAGGACGCGCACGGCGACACCGCCGATGCTGACACCATCCGCAAAGCTCAAGCCGAGTTCATGCGCGAGGGTCGCCTCAAGAACATCGACACCGAACACTCATTCACCAGCGAGATGGCCTATGTGGCCGAGAGCTGGCTGGTGCGCAAAGGTGATCCGCTTTTCCCTGATGAGCCAGAGGGCTCCTGGGCCGTAGGCATCCAGATCGGCGATCCCGACCTCTGGAAGCAACTGAAATCCGGCGAGCTGACTGGCATCTCATTGGCTGGGATCGCTCGCATGGAGCCTGGGCCGGATGATCCTGCCCACCCTCGGTACACCGAGAAAGACGCTGAGATCGGCCTGATCGCACGTCTCATTAAAGCGCTGACCGGCGCGCCCCACCAAGAACCTGTCGAGGAGACTGACATGACCAAAGATGAGGTCCAAGCGCTGGTGGCCGAAACGCTGAAAAGCGTTCTGCCCGATGCGCTCAAGGACGCAAGCCAACCGGCTGGCGATCCTGCCCCCAAGGCCGATGCGGCTGAGCTGGAAAAGGCCAAAGAGCTTTTGAAGGCAAACGGCATCGATGTGCCTGACCCTGCCCCAAAAGCGGATGAGGATGATCTGGATGCCAAGATCGCCAAGGCCGTGGAGAAAGCCGTTGGCACCACCAAGGGTACCGAAAAGAGCATCGACCAAAAGATCGATGATGCGGTGACCAAGGCGCTGGCCAAGGGCGTGACCGAAACTGACCCCACTGCGGGCGCGACCGAGGAGAGCTTCGCATGAGCCTGATCACCATCAACGGCCAACAGATCGACGATATTGTCGCTGTTTCCAAGGGCATGATCGATGCCGAGGACCTGCGCAATGGCGGCGAGCTGAAACCCCAGGCCGCATCCCGCCTGATCTCGATGCTGTTTCAGGACACGTTCCTGACCAAGATCACAACCGAGCGCATGACACGTCTGACTAAGGATGTGGATGTGCTGGACATCATGCGCCGCCAACTGGTGCGCGTTCCTCAGGGCACCGATCCTGATGCGGGCCAATTCGGCGATGCTGCTGAGTTCGGCTGTAAGCTGACCGCCCTCGATGTGCAGCTTTTCCCAACCCTGACCTTGGATTTCCTGCGCGAAAACAAGGACAACCCCAACCTGCTCAAAGAGATCGAAACAGGCTTCAACACTCGCCTGACCACCGATCTGGTCGATCTGGGTTTCAACGGCATCGCAGATGATGCGGCGGGCGCGGATCGCGCTGCCAAGTTCATCCGGCTCAATAAGGGCTGGCTCCAGATCATGCGCGATGCGGCCAACACGCCCAAGATCGCCATCGATCCCGCGACCGATGGCTGGATCGCGTCCCTGCGCGCCATCATGGATGCGTCTGACACTCGGTTCCGCAGCTCCTCGGTGTTCCTCATGAATGAGGCCGATGCCGATGAGTATGCGCGCGAGCTCAATGCGCCGATCACCGGCACGGCGATGAATGCCGATAGCCCGTTGCGCCGCTTCGAGGGCAAGCCCATCGAGGCCCACCCCGATATGCCGCGCGGCTCGGTGGCGTTCACGCCGCTGAAAAACCTGGTCTATGGCGTGAGCACTGATGTGCGCCGTGATCGTTCCTATCACTCGCGTAAGCGGGTCCTCGAATACACCTTCGACATGGCGGTGGATTACGAGGTGGCGGTCAAGCAAGCCGCTGTCCTGGGCGAGTAAACCATGCCTGAGGTCGCAAACGTCACACCGGCTGAGATCAGAGCCTTTGCTAACCTCCCAAGCGAGGTGCCAGAGGCTCTCCTCACCAAGCATATCGAGATCGCCGAGCGCGCTCTCGCAAGTGCCGCCGGTGTGGCGGGTGCACCTGATGGCCTGGAGCAAGAATGGATCGAGGCGCTCACCGTGCGCGCCTTGGCCAGTGTCTTTCCCTGGCTCAACACCTTCGCGCTCGATGGCGCGGCCAAGGTGGGGCGTTTGGAGGGATCGGTCGAATACCGTTTCCTCGATGCCGATGAGGTCGATGCGAAAGTCAAAGGATTGATGAGCCGTTTCGAGGAACTGGTGGCCAAGGTCACCCCCGCCGATCCGGCTGACGAAACACAAGGCCAAGCCAGCGCTGACACCGCTTGGCTCGGCGCAATCTGAGGACCTTTTATGCGCCTGCGAACCCGCCTTTCTGAGGAGCTCAAAGCCCGCCTGATCGCCACCTTGCCTGAGGCGGTGGAGACGGTGTGGGATCACGTTGCCGTTGTGGTGATGGTCGAGCAACTCAAATTCACCTCAGCCGGTGGGCTGGAGGGTGACTGGGAGCGCCGCACCCAATTCGAGGGTGTAGTGCGCGCCGAGCTGCGCGCCGATGGCATCGATAGTCTGGAGGTCGAGCCGCTCATCACATACCTGGTGGCCGATCCCGTGTTTCTGAATTTTAAGGCTGAGCCTGAGGTCGATCAGATCAGCGAAAAGGCCCGCATCGTGCTGGCCGAGTGGCGTGACACCTTCCGCGATCAGGATGTGGCCAGCGCCTTGCGCTTCACCGTCACCGGCACCATCGCGGCCTATCATGGCCCAGCAGTGCGCCCTGAGCTCTTAGTGGGGCAAGCCCCTGACATCGGCCCAGGCAATGAGGATGCCTATGTGGCACCGATTGGCGGTGATGCATGAGCGATTTTGACACAACCGAGAATGACCGTCGCCTCGCCAATATCGCCCAGATGGGCGTGGTCGAGCAGGTCAAGTATTCCAACCCGCCCAAGGCGCGGGTGCGCGTGGGCGAGCTGCTAACTGGCTGGCTACGCATGGGGGTGCGCCGCGCTGGCGATGCGCATGAGAGCTGGGCCTATAGCGTTGGCGAGGAGGTCCTGGTGGTCTCGACATCCGGCAATATGGCCCAGGGCGTCATTGTGTGCAGCTTGGCCAACGGGGCCAATGTGGCCCAAGCGGCGGCGGGTAAGTTCAAAACAACCTACCCAGGCGGCGAGATCATCGAGATCGCTGGCGGCGTCGTGACCATAACCGCGCCTGGCAATGTGATCGTGAATGGCGACGTGATCGCCAACGGGATCAGCCTGATCAATCACGTCCACGGCGGCATCGCGCCTGGCCCGGCCGATACGGGGAAACCCAAATGAGTGTCATTGGCCTTAACGCAAACAACGGGCGCGCCATCGATGGCCTGGATCACTTGCGCCAATCGGTGCGCGACATCCTGATCACGCCCCTGGGCTCGCGCGTCATGCGCCGTGACTATGGGTCTGGGCTCTTTGAGCTCATCGATGCCAACCTGACACCGCTCACCCTGGCGCTGATCTATGCGGCCACTGTCGATGCCCTGCGCAAGTGGGAGCCGCGCTTACGCGTCACCCGCGTCCAGGCTGAGGCCTTGCCTGAGGAGCTGGAAGGTGGGCGCATCTCGATCACCCTTGATGGCCAATATCTGCCCAGCGGTGAGGAAATCCGGCTCGATGGGGTGGTGCTATGAGTTTCACCGCCATCAATCTTGACCGCTTGCCTGCGCCGCAGATTATCGAGCAACCTGATTTTGAGACCATCTTTGCCGCCCGCAAGGCCCGCCTGATCGAGCTTGCGCCGCACCTTGCGCCATCTCTGGAGCTGGAAAGCGAGCCGCTGGTCAAGCTCCTCCAAGAGGATAGTTATCGCGAGCTCATCTTGCGCGCCGCCGTTCAAGATGCGGGCGCTGGTAACCTATTGGCCTATGCCTCTGGCGCGGTTCTTGACCACCTCGCGGCCTTCTATGGCGTCGAGCGATTGGTGATCCAAGAGGCCGATGCATCGGTGAGCCCGCCCATAGATAAGGTCCTGGAGGATGATGCCCGCTTGCGCGCCCGCGTCCAGCTTGCGCCTGAGGGGTTCACCACGGCTGGCTCTATTGGCTCTTATACGTTCTGGGCATTGAGCGCCTCGGCTGAGATAAAGGACGTTGCGATCCTGGAGACCGTCACCGCTGGCCAAGTGCGCATCGTTGTGCTGTCCACCCAGGGCAACGGGGTGCCTGATGCGGCGCTCCTGGCCCTGGTGGATGAGACCACTGACCCCCGCCGCCCGTTGACCGATGAGGTCCTGGTGGAGGCCGCGAATATCCAGGCATATAACATTGAGGCCGAGCTGATCCTGTATGATGGGCCGGATGCTGAGCTCGTGCGCCAGGCATCCGTCGCAGCCGTTCAAGCCTTTGTCGATGAGCATCACCGCCTCGGTCATGACATCACCATTGCTGGCTTGCATGCAGCGCTTTATCGCGATGGCGTCCAGGACATCAACATTATCTCGCCCGCCGCGACCCTTGAGATCGGGAGTGATACCGCCGCGCATTGCACTGAGATCACCGTGACAGTGGGGGGCCGCGATGTCTGATATTAATCGCCTTTTGCCCCCAAGCGCCACAACCTCAGAGCGCGCCATCGAGACCGTGATCGCTGAACGCACCATCGGAATTGAGGCCCCAATCGCCACGCTCTGGAATGTGGACACATGCCCAGAGGCGCTCTTGCCTTGGATGGCATGGGCCTTCTCTGTCGAGGTTTGGGATCATGCTTGGCCTGAGACCATCAAGCGCAACGTGATCCGCAACTCGATCCAAGTGCATCGCATGAAAGGCACACCTGGCTCGGTACGTCGTGCGGTTGAGAGCATTCTTGACGACATTGAGATCATCGAGCGGGCCGGTGACCTCGCCCCTCATGAGTTCAAAGTGGTTGTATCGGGCTCATTGCCCTCAGATCACGCCTATTCGAGCGTGTTGAAAGTCATCGCAAACACGAAGCCAGTCCGGTCTCACCTAAAATCAATCCAGGTCAAGCGAAATGGGCGCGCCGAGTTTGCCATCGGAACCGCTCACCAGCATGCGCTTACAACGCAAGTTGGCCTGCGCTTTGCACCGGCGCTTGCGCCTCGCCGTCCGCGCTTCGCGACGGCCCAGCACGTTTCATCCACCCTGCGCATCGCGCCGTCTCGCATCGCTCTGAATATCCCTGATGCACCCGCCATAGCGGCATCGGCTTTGCACCGCGCGTCCACCACAACCATCCATCCAATGAGGGCCTGATATGGCAGACTTTCCCGGAATGATCCTGACCGCCGCCGGTCGCCAGCTTCAAGCCAAGGCGCAGATCGGTCAGGCTTTGACCTTCACCCGCGTGGCGCTTGGATCGGGCGCAACACCCGCCCAGCCCGAAGCGCTGACCGCAATGGTCGATGAGGAGAAAAGCCTCTCGATCCAGTCTTTCGAGGTGCTGGGTGATGGCACTTCCAAGATGCGCGTCATTCTGACAAACCAAGGCGTGACAGAAGGCTTCTTTGTCACCGAGATCGGTGTCTTTGCGCGTGATCCCGACACCCTGCAAGAACATCTTTACAGCTATTCCAATTCCGGGGCGCAGTCGGATTTCCTGCCCGCCGAAGGTGGGGCCACCGTGGTCGAGCAAATCTTTGACCTGATCACAGTGGTAGGCACCGTACAGAACGTGACCGCGCTTATCGATGATTTTATCACCATCGCTACCAAGGCCGATGTAGATGAATTGCGCCCCTACATCATCCCCGCCGCTGGCACCGTTGGGCAGATGCTGCGCAAGGCCACCAATGCAGAAGGTGATGCCGAATGGTTTGACCCATCGGAGGGCTATGACCTGCGTATCGCGTCTGTGTCTGAGGTGCGCACAGCGGTCGAAGGGCAAAGCGTCTTCAACCTCTCCCAAACGATCACCAGCGGGCTTGCGGTCTATGTTGACGGCTTGCGCCTGCGCACTGATGAATGGGACGCACTAAACGCAACACAGGTGCGTTTGGACGCCGCGCTAACAGCAGGCCAGAAGGTCGAGTTTGTAAATAATGAGGAAGTTGGCGCGGGCGCTGGTGGTGGTTCTATGGTCACTCTGGATGGCCCCTCTCTGGTGTTTCCCGGTTCCAGCAACACGTTGACTATCACCAACCATGACAGCTTCAGCACCTATGCCGTTGCGACTGATGTCGGCACCGCCAGCCTGTCTGGGGCCACGATCACATTGGACATTCCGGGCGGTGCGTCGGCAGGCAATCTCAATCTGTCGGTGACCCGCAATGGCGCAACGGCGATTTTCCAGATCGCCATCGGCGCGCAGTCCGTGGCGCAACCAAGTTTCTTGTCGCCAGCCGGCGGTGCCTCGGGATTGAGTTCTGGGCTTCTTTTGACAACTGGCGCGTTTGTAACCTACCCAAATGGCGCTGACACACATTCGGAAAGCGATTGGGAAATCGCTGATGATGCTGGGTTCACTAATGTCGTCTGGTCCAGTTCTGCGGATATTGCCAATCTGACATCCGTAGATGTCCCGGCAGGTACACTTTCTGTCAGCACCACCTACTATGCGCGTGTGCGTCACAGAGGTGGCTCGCTTGGGGCGTCAAACTGGTCAGATAGCGTTAGCTTCTCGACGGCTTCGACGTTCATCGCTGTGCCTTCTATCACCTCGCCAGAAGCAGGTGCGACGGGCGTCGCTCCAACAGGCCCCTTCACATCCAGCGCCTTTGCCACGGATGCGGGAGCAGACACGCATGCGACCTCGGATTGGCAAATTGCAGCAGATGCCGAGTTTGCCAACATCATCAGTGATGTCAGTGCGTCCACCGACCTCACATCACACACAGTGTCGTCGGGTGCATTGGACTATTCTGAAACCTATTGGGTCAGAGTGCGCCATCGCGGCGCGTCGGGACAGGTCAGCGCTTGGTCAGATGCGGTGCAATTCGACACAGCGCCTTTGGCGGGTCAACAAGAGTTCACAGAGCCGGGCACCTATTCGTTCATTGTTCCGGCTGGGGTTACGTCGATTTCGGCTGTGACAGTCGGCGGTGGTGGCTCAGGGGCAGCAGCCGAGCAGAATTGGCCCAACGGTGGCGGTGGCGGCGGTGGCGGTGCCTTGGCATTTGAAAATGACATCACCGTTACTCCGGGCGAGGTTTTGACAGTCGAGGTTGGAGCGGGCGGCGCAACTGCTGTGATGCAGCAAGGCATCGCTGGACAGGAGACACGGCTAAAACGAGGCGGCGCAACGCTTGTTGGCGCATCTGGCGGCGGTGCTGGGGCGCGTGGCTCAGGGGGCAGTTCTGGTGCCGGTGGTGCGGGCGGCTCGGGCGGTGCGGTCTTGTCGGGCACTGGGTTTTCGGGCGGCAACGGCGGTGACGGGAAAGTTGGTGCGGGGTCCGAAGGGGCTGGCGGTGGCGGCGGCGGGGCCGCTGGCTATGCAGGCTCTGGCGGCAACGGTAATGACGCTGCGCCAAATTCGAGCAGCAACACGCCCGGTTCTGGTGGCTCCGGCGGCGGTGGTGGTGGAGGCGATATGAACGCCACAGCCGCGAATGTTCAAGAAGGCAAAGGTGGCGGTGGCGTTGGCATCTATGGTCAAGGCAGCAGCGCAAATGGGAATGACGCTTCATCTCTCACTCAATGGGGTTACAGCGCCCCGGCTGGGCGTGGTGGAAGTGGCGGTGACCAGGGAACTTCCTCTGGTGGTGCTTTCGGCGGCGGTGGCGGCGGTGGTCGCAGCACTGTCGGATTTGCCGGAGGGAATGGTGCTTTGCGGATCATCTGGCCCGGCAACACGCGCCAGTTTCCTTCTAGCAATACAGCAGATGTTTGATTGGAGAGACCCAAATGCAACAGTTACTCATTCCAATTTCTGATGAAGCCCCTTCTGGTCCGCCACTCTACGCCGGTAATCTGCGGCTCTATCATCAGCATTTACCGGATCGCCACCTCCAGTACGATGATGTGGCGAGTTTGGGTTTCGCGCCGTTTGTCGAGAAACCCCGTCCGGTCTCAAGTGACCCGTTCTTTGAATATGTTGAGCAGGCCCCGGTTGAGCAAGATGCAGACAAAGCATGGGTGCAGAATTGGGTGCGAACGCCGGTTTCATTTGGAAATGAAAGCGACCGTGAACCCCTCTTGCGTGCGCATCTTTTGGATGGCTTGGCGGATTTGCGATGGCAGAGGGAGACGGGTGGGATTACCTTGCCCGACGGTACGCCCGTGCGCACTGACAGGCACACCCAATCCCAACTCACAGCGGCTGTGGTGCAGGTGCAGGCTGGTGTGCTTTCTGAGGTGCGCTGGAAGCTGGATACTGGCTTTGTCACCCTGTCTGGCCCCGAAATCACGGCTATCGCCACCGCTGTCACCGGCCACGTGGCCGCGTGTTTCGCAGCCGAAGAAACGGTAGCTGCCCAGATTGCAGCAGCCGCCACCGTCGAAGACCTACGCGCCATCGACATCCAAGCCGCATTCGACGCGGCGCTCACCAACGCTCAATAAAGGAGGCCCAATATGCCTGAGCAATTTCTTCACGGCGTCGAGGTTGTCGAGATCGACACCGGCACACGCCCAATCCGCACCGTGCGCTCCTCGGTCATTGGCCTTGTGGGCACTGCCCCCGATGCCGACGCCGACAAGTGGCCGCTGAATACCCCCGTTCTGGTAGCTGGCAAGCGATCTGATGCCGCTGGTCTTGGTGCTGCCGGCACCTTGGCACCGGCCATCGATGACATCTTTGACCAGGTTGGGGCCGTTGTGGTTGTGATCCGCGTTGAGGAAGGCGCTGACGATGCCGCCACGCTGAGCAACATTATCGGCGGCACCGATGCCGTGACAGGCGCGCCGGAAGGCCTCCAGGTGCTTCTCTCTGCTGAGAGCGTCGTCAAGGTTGCCCCGCGCCTTATCGTGGTGCCGGAGTTCTCCCAGGAGCAAGCGGTGGTCTCTGAGCTGGTCTCAATTGCCACCAAGCTGCGCGCCATCATCATCGCCGATGGTCCCAATTCAACCGATGCCGATGCCATCACCTACCGTGAAAACTTCGGCTCTGATCGCATCTATCTCATCGATCCGTGGGTCAAGGTCTGGGATACCGCGACAAGCACTGAGATCGTGCGTCCCGCCTCGGCCCGTGTTGCTGGTGTGATCGCCAAATCCGATGCTGAGCGTGGTTTCTGGCACTCCCCATCCAATCGCTTGATCGATGGGATCACCGGCACCGCCCGTGCCATCGACTTCACCCTGGGTGATGCCACATCGCGGGCCAACATTCTCAATGAGAATGAGGTCACCACCATCATCCAGCGCGATGGCTATCGCCTTTGGGGCAATCGCGGGCTTTCTGCTGATCCCAAGTGGGCAATGATCAAGCGCCGCCGCGTGGCTGACATGATCAATGAGAGCATCATGCAAGCCCATTTCTGGGCGGTGGATCGCAATGCGGATCGCACCTATTTCGAGGACGTGATCGAGGGCGTGAACGCCTACGGGCGGCGCATGATCACCGTGGGTGCCTTGGTGGGGTTCAAGTGCTGGGCCGATCCCGATCTCAACACGCCTGAGGCTCTTGAGGCTGGCAAAGTCTACTTTGACTATGACTGGGTGGAGACGCCCACCGCCGAGCACATCACTTTCCGTTCCATGATCAACAATGGCTACCTGTCTGAGGTCCTGCCAACGGCCTAAGGAGGGCTTATTCCAATGCGTGATCTTCTGAAATTCATGAATGCCTTTGTCGATGGCTACGGCTTTGCCGGTGTTGCCTCGTCGGTCGAGGTGCCCAAGATCGAGGTCGCAACCCGCGATTTCACGGCGGCGGGCATGGCTGGCCCCATCGAGGTGCGCATGGCGCGCCTGGCCAATGCACTGATGTGCAAAATGACCTTTGAGGGCTTTGACCCGCATCTCTATGAGACGCTGGACATCACTGAGGGATCGCTGATCCCCTTCACCTGCAAGGGCTCCACCGAGGACGGTGATGGGGCAACTCATGCGCACTCGGTCACGATGCGCGGTTTCGTCAAAGTCCTCGATGAGGGTGAGTGGAAAGACGGTGAAAACGTCCCGCTCAAGCTGGACCTGAGCTTGCGTTACTACAAGCGCGAGCGCGATGGCATCGAGCTCTTTGAGATTGACCAGGAAAACATGATTTTCCGCGTCAAGGGCAAGGACCTCCTGGCCGAGCACCGCGCCAATATTGGCCGCTGAGCGCGCTCAAGTAGCGAAGCGGTAGCGCACAACTCAAGGATAGAAGGCTGAGACATGGCACATACTGAGACCTATACGCTCGAATACCCCTTCACCCACAAGGGTGAGGAGGTCACCGAACTGACCATCCGCCGCCCCAAGATGCGTGACCTCAAGAAATTCGAGGCCATCAAGGACAAGATGAAAAAGAGCTTCACCATGCTTTCTGATCTTGCCGAGATCGGCCCCGATACCGTGGAGGAGCTGGACCCCGTTGATTTCAATGCGGCCTCGGTGATGATCGCGGGTTTTTTGGGCGTATCGGAGGAGGAAATCCAAAAGATTTCAGGGCAATTTCCCTCTTCATGAGCCGACATTTCCACTGGCAACCGTCCGAGATTGATGCGTTGCCAGTGGAGGAGCTCCTCGATGCCTTCGAGGATGCAAAAGACTACCTGAGAATTGAGGCGGAGGCGCAGAACTCATGATCCCTACAAGTGTTGGCGTCGATGTCCTTGTGAGCCTGGCAGACAGGCTCACAGCCCCTCTCAGGAATGCCGAGGATACCGTGGCCAAGGCCAGTGAGCGCATGCAAAAGCGCCTGGCCTTGTCCATGAAGCTGGCGGGCGGTGGTGCCGCCGCCGCTGGGATCGCCTACGGTGCGCAACGCTTGGTCACGGGCTTCACCGATAGTATCCGCGATGTCGAGCGCGCCAAGGGCGAGCTGGCCACCTTGGGTGTGCGCGATCTCGATGCCGTGGTGCGCCGTGGCCAGGAGATGCAAATGCAGCTCGCGGGTGTCACGGCGGATGCCTTTGTGCGCGCCTCCTACGACATCAAGTCTGGGATTAGCTCACTCACCGATCAGGGCGTGGCCGATATGACCGCCTCGGCAATGCTGGTGGCCAAGGCAACCAAGGGCCAAGCCGAGCAAATGACCTCCCTTTTTGCGACCTCTTACGGGATCTTCAAAAAGCAGATGGAGGACCTCACTGACGCGGAATTTGGCGAGCAATTTGGCGCGGCTCTTTCTGCCTCGGTGCAACAGTTCAAAACTGATGGCGCGGCGATGCAACAGGCCATCGAGAGCGCTGGCGCGGGTGCGGTCAATCTCGGCATGGATATGACCGAGCAACTGACCCTCCTGGGCATGATGCAACAACAGATGCAGGCCGGTGAGGCTGGCACGGCCCTGCGCGCCTTTGCGACCAACGCGGCCAAGGCGCACGAGGCCTTTGGCAAGATGCAAGTAAGCGCGGATCGCCCTGTGCGGGTGCGCATCCTGGATGAGAATGGCGGATTGAGGGACATGCCTGACATCCTGGCCGATCTCCAGGCGCGCTATGGCGAGACGCTCGATGCCTTTGAGGCGGCTGAGATCAAAGAGGCCTTTGGCACTGATGAGGCCATGAAAATGATCAATGCCCTCTATGGCCAGGAGGCGGCGGTGCGCGCCAATGCAGATGCGCTCGGTGACGCGGCCCAGCAAGGCTCTGAGTTCACCTCAGCGATGGCCGCTGCCGCTGATAACAACTGGGATGCCACGATGGTGCTGATGTCCCAAAAGATGGATGTGATCAGCCAAAAGATTGGCGAGCGCCTCTTGCCCGTGGTGCAACGCTTGGTGCCCTATATCGATGCTTTCATTGCTACCGCCTTTGACTGGATCGACGCCAACCCAGAGCTGATCACGGGGATCGGCGCGGTGGTCGTGGGGCTGGGGGCATTGGCGGCGGTGATCGCGCCCATCCTGATCGGCGCGGGGGCGCTGGTGAGCGGCTGGGCAATGATGAGCTTTGGGGCCACTAAGCTAGTGCTCAGCTTGGCGGGGATGGCCAAGTGGGTGTTGGGTGCTGTCAAGGGTCTCTTGTGGCTCGGTCGCACCGTGCTCCCCTTGGTGGGCAAAGCCGTGCTCTTTCTGGGTCGTGCGCTCATCGCCAACCCTATCGGCCTCATCATCGCGGCCATCGCGGGCGCGGCCTATCTGATCTATCAGAATTGGGAGCCAATCGCCGGTTTCTTTGCCGATGTGTGGGGGCGCGTCACCGATGCGGTAAGCTCGGCTTGGAGTTACATGCAGGGGCTCTTTGATCGATACAACCCGCGCGACATAATCACTAACGCCTGGCAAGGTGTGGCGGGCTTCTTTGGGCGGCTCTGGGACCGCATCAAGGGCGGTGTGAGCGCTGGCTGGGAGCTGATCAAATCCACGTTCCTCAACTATCATCCAGTGGGCTTGATCCTGTCGAATTGGGATGGCATCTCAGAGACCTTCGCGGGCTATTGGGAGAGCATCAAGACCGGCGTTTCGACGGGCTGGGAAGCCATCAAAGCGCTCTTTCTGGACTATCACCCGCTCGGCTTGATCATTTCCAACTGGAGCACCATTGCCGACACTTTCGCGGGCTACTGGACCTCTATTAAAGATGGGGTTGCAACAGGCTGGGACGCAATCAAGACAAAGCTCGGCGAGTTCGGCCCCGCTGCCCTGATCGAGGCAACCTGGGCGGGTGTGGCCGATTGGTTTGGATCGCTTTGGGAGCGGGTCAAAACCAAATTCACTGACATCACCTGGGCGGATGTGCTCCCAGATTGGGATTGGGGCTTTATCAGCGATTTTGACCTCACAGACGTGATCAAGTGGCCTGAGCCGCCCGATTGGTGGAAACGCCTGATGGGCCAGGAGGTAGTTGATGTAGCCCCGCCCAAAGCCTCAGAGAGTGCGGGCTTTGATGCCTTGCCATACCATCAACAGGATGTGGCGCGGGTTGTCGAGAATGTTGTGGCGTCTGGACCATTGCCCACCCCGGCGCACATCGAGGAGCTGGAGTTGGGCATCGCTGACATCAATGCTCAGATCGCCGAGGCGCAAGCTGGCATCGCCAATCTTGGCGAGGGCCCAATGACCGCCGCGATGGCTATGCCCTACCAGGACCAAATCCGCGCACTCACCGCCGATCTGGAGGTGGCCGAGGCTGAGCTGAAGGATGCGCGCGCCAGGTCCGATGAACTCGGCCAGGCGCTCCAGGTTCTCTCTGAGACCGAGGCCACACCAGAGATCAACACCGCCTCGGTGGATGCCGCCTTGGCCAAGGTGGCGCGGCTCTCGGCATCATTGCGCAACCTGCCAGGCGGTGCCCCTGCCACCAACTCCAGCGGCTCCCCTGTTCAAGCTCGCGCCAAGGGTGGCGCGTTTCGGCCTGGCTGGCTTCTAACGGGCGAGGAAGGCCCAGAGCTGGAGTATCGCACCGAGGGCGGGTTCATCGCCCACAACCGTGCCCTGCGCAACATGCTCGACATGGCCACTCGCACCCGTGACCTGGTGAGCGGCATTGGTTTTGATGGCGTTGCAGGCGCATCCATGCCCGCGATGGCAACGGTGGCGGCGGCGGGCGGATCGGCTATGCAGCGCGGCCCGATCACCTTCTCGCCTCAATATAATATGCCTTTGGCCTTTGAGGGCGGTGTTGATCTTGATGAGGTGCGGGCAACTGTGCGCGCCGAGCTGAGCGATGCCGAGGACCGCGCGCGCGTCGAATTGAGAGGGCTTTTGCATGACTAAGGTGATGATGATGCTCGGCGCTTATCCGTTCATGCTGGACACCGCCGCCTATCAACAGCTCAAGCGGGTTTCGACCTATCGCTGGAAACAGCAAGACCGGATCGGGCGCAAGCCTGGCCAGCAATTCGTGGGGCCTGGTGCTGATCAGATCACCCTCTCAGGCGAAATCCTGCCCCATTGGAAAGGCGGCTATGGCCAGCTCGATCTCATGCGCGCCCAGGCGGATCGCGGCAAGCCTCTGGTGCTCCTGGAGGGCTATGGCGGCTTTGTCCTGGGCGATTGGGTGATCCTCAAGATCGAGGAAACCAAGAGCGAGCTGGAGGCCGATGGTGCGCCCCGCGTGATCACCTTCTCGATCACGCTCAAGGAATATGGCAGCGATGAGGGTGGTTTTGGTGGCTTTGGCCTTGCTCTCGCGGCGCTCTCAACACTGGCGAGGCTGACATGATCTATCGCACCAAGGATGGCGATGTCCTGGATCGGGTATGCGCCAAGCACTATGGCGATGCCCCTTATAGTGTCGAGGAGGTCCTTGCGGCCAATCCTGGGCTGGCGGCGCATGGGCCGGTCCTGAGCTCTGGCATCCTCATCGAGCTCCCAGCGGTCGAGGAGACCGCCCAGGAGAAACCCACAATCCGGCTCTGGGATTGATCGCATGACCCCTGATTTCAAAGTGATCGCGGCGGGCATCAACATCACCAGCCAGATCGAGGATCGCCTCCTCAGCCTGGTGGTGAAGGATGAGGCGGGCTTTAAGTCTGACACGGTGGAGATCACCCTCGATGATCGCGACAACGCCATCGAGCTCCCCTTGCCTGGTGCGCCGCTCATTGTGTTCATGGGGTACAAAGAGACATTCCTTGCGCCAATGGGCGTTTTCACGGCGGATGAGGTAGTGGCCAAAGGCCCGCCAGATCGGGTGACAATTCGCGGCAAGGCCGTGAACCTGGGCGGATCGATCAAAGAGCAAAAGACCCGCAACTGGGATGATAAGACTATCGAGGACATCGTGGGCACCATCGCGGGCGAGCATGGCCTGGAGCCGAAGGTGGCCGAGGAGCTCAAGCCTTTTCTATATGAGCACCTCGATCAGACCGATGAGAGCGACATCAACTTTCTCACCAGGATCGCCAAGGATCATGACGCCATCGCCACCGTGAAAGGTGAGGCGCTCCTCTTTATTGGCAAGGGTGAAGGCAAGACCGCCAGCGGCATCCCGATGATCCCACGCCCGATCACCAGGAACGGTGAGCTGCGCTGGTCTATGACCCTGGCCAGCCGTGGCAACTTCAAGGCCGTGGAGGCTCACTGGCACAATGAGGAAACAGGCCAGAAAGAGACCGTGACCGCTGGTGAGGGATCGCCGGTGAAGCGCTTGCGCCACGTCCACTCCACCAAGGCCGAGGCTGAGAAAGCCGCCAAGGCCAAACTCGATGAGTTTAAGCGCGGGGATGATACCCTCAGCATCACGATGCCAGGCGATCCAACGGTCGCGGCTGAGGGTCAGATCATCGCCCTGGGTTTTAGGGTCGGGGTGAGTGGTCTATGGTCTGTCACAAGCGCCCGCCACCAGATCAGCGGCGGGGGCTTCACCACCTCAATCGAGACGGAAAAGCCGAAAGAATGA